TCAATCTATTGTGAAGTGGACATCAGATCAAATAGATATGCTAACAACTCCACACTAAGAACAGTAATAGAACTACTTTCTAATTTCACTGTCTCGGATTATATGCATCTTAACGAAAATGAAGTGCATGTGATCTTTGAATCAAAAACTTGACTATTTGATCAATCACGATTATACTAAACAAATCAGAAGGTGATGTATGACTAACAGCAATCAAAGGCAGTGGTCTGTCTGGTATTCTCTAAAGAGCTGGTTTAAGAGTTTATTTGAAAGTGAAGGAGAAGCTCTTCTCAACACTTATGAAAACAATCCCCCGCCTGATGTAGGGTTTCAACCTTACACTGGTGATGACAATGAGGGAGGTGAAGGATGAACGGCAACTTGGAACCAGAAGATCGTGTCATGGAAGACAAGACAATCATTAATCGTCTTCAGAAAGTCATTGAGACTCTTGGATGGGATTGTTATGATGACATTGATGTGGAGATTGGTGGAACATCTGTCTCTGGTATTGATGTCGGTGAAGAGTACAATAAGAAGTGGCAATCACCTCTTGGTACTCGTAAGTACAACAAAGACGCCTTCATCATCATCAAGAACCAAAGTCGTCGGGACTTGAGTAAATCTCAACCCTTCGGTGATGGTGAGTTTAAACCACAACACCCACACACTCCTCCCTCTGAAGATCAAGAAATTGTTGTGAACATGGATGGTGGAGTTGGTGGGTCTTGGGAAGTTAAAGAAGAATCTTGAACAATTATCTTAAAAAGTTATGATTAACGTAGAAGTGCCAGTTAGAACTGCTGCAGCAGTCAGACAAGTTCTGTTTGATGAGCAGAAAATTTACACTCATGATGAGGACACCACTCCAGAACGAATCAAAGAAATTCGTGGAGTGATTCAACAACTTGATGAAGGGATTGAAGCTGCCCTCAAAACACTTGAAGAACAAATTGAGAAGGGGTCTGAAGAATGAAGTATCTTTTTGTTGGTCTTGTTGCCACTCTTGTCTGGGAGTTTGGTCACCCTTACATCCCTGGATTGGTTGTTGACCATGATCACACACATGTGGAGGAAGTCCGATGAAAATTCTTACACTTGAAGATTATCAAAAGGCTGGTGAACATTTTTGGTCAAAGTACTGGTATGTTGCCAAAGAACTTGGTGAAGGTGCCAAGACAGAAGATATTCTGAAAGTCATGGAGTCTCTCGGTGGTGTGGCTCTACAGATCAAAAACGAGGAAGATGGTACAGGACCCTTTGGATTCAACAAAGGTGAGAAAGAAGAAGCATAAATAACTTTTAGGAATATTCTAAAAGTAAGATGTCAGACATGAATGACTTGTGCAGAGTGTATTCTGCCGTTCATAATTCGGAAGTCAGAGAAGAACTTACAGAGTCCAGAGATCTGTTCAGTGAGATGGATCTCTCGAAGATGACTAAGGTTGATCTTTATGAGATGGCTGAAGAAATTTATGAAGAGATTTTCTCCACTGGATTTACTCTCGACCAAACCGATGAACTGATTGGTTCTGTTTTGGAAGAAGTCTCTTCTGTCACCATGTCTGCTTTCAGGGCTGATAAGATCGAGAGATTGGCTGAAGCCTTTGATGAAGTGTATGAGAAGGTCACAGAGAACGCTGAAAGAGATTGTGTTGAGATGTTCCTCCAGTATCGGAAGAACAAGCCTCTCAATGAGAAGTGGAACAGCAGAGTTAATCATGAGCAAGGAAATGAGAAACTCCACGGAGCCCTGATTGCTCAGGACAAGCAGAACATCAAGGAAAGCATTCTGTCCCTGGTTGAGAAGAAGGCTAAGGATTCTTCTTACCTTGAGACCAACATGAAGAAGAGACAAGAGAATAACGAGAAGGCTCGTAAGGACATGGAGAAGATGGGTTCCATGAAGAATCCAGCTTTCGAAGAAGTTGAAGTTTCTAAGATCAGAAAGGACTGGTCTGGAGCTTACTCTTCCATCTATGAGAAAAAACTTGATCCCGTTGGTCAGGAAGATGGTGACATCGACAATGACGGTGACGAAGATTCTTCTGATGAGTATCTTGCCAAGAGACGTAAGGCTATTGCCAAAGCCATGGGTAAGAAGGAGGAAGTGAAGGAGGCCAGAAATCCTGGTGAAACTCCTAAGGCTTATGCTGATAGAATGACCAAGAAGTATTCTGGTGGTAAGTCAAAGACTTATGATCCCATGAATGATCCGAAGTTCGATCACGATAAGGCTGAAAGAACCCGCGGTTCTATGAAAGAGGAAGTGACCTTCTCCGAAGATGAACTGAAAGCCATTCAAGCAAAGGTTGATTCCTGGGAAGACTGATAAACTGGAGGGTCGGTAATGAGAGACGTTTTTAAGTATTTCAAATACGCAAGATCCGTCCAACAAGATGTTCTCGCCGAGAGCACAACTTCTGAGAGAGCTTATGAACTGGGTTATGAATATCGGTCTCGTGGTGTCTGGTTAGACCCACGGACCGGTAAGAGGTATCGTGCTCAGGGAACTCAGTTCAGGGAAATTGATGATGCACAACCAGTAGAAAGAGAACCAGCAGCCGAAGAAGAACCAACATCTGAGAGAGAACCCGAACAACAGGGACAAGAAGAGGGTGGTGAGGGACAAGTTTCATCCAATCCTCAGGTCAACAGAGTTGTTCCTGGTGGACCCACCGACTCTGTCGTTGCTTCTGGAGATCAATCAAGAGTTGAAAAACAACTCTCAAGAGGAAGAGAACAAGTACAAAGTGCAGAGAGAAAGGCACAGATCAAAGCTCAGGCAGCTGCTTTGATTGCTGCAGACAGGGCTAAGAGACAGGCTGAAGCTGATGCCGCTGCTGAAGCAGAAGCACCAGAGGGTCTTGATGATCTTCTTAGTGACATCAGGGATGAGGAACCTGCGAAGAAACCAGAAGACTTCCCTACAATTGATCAGACTGTGGATGAACTTGACTCAGAAGAGAAGAGTCAAGAAGAGATGGATGATGAGTTTGACACAGAGTTTGAGCAGTTCACTAAAAATAAAGAAGAGATGATGAGGGATCTGACGGCACGTCAGAGAGCCATCATGGAGAAGAAGTTTGGAAGATTCACTGAGAGTCTGAAGAACATTCCTTCTGCATCTGATAAGAAATCATTCCTCCAGTCGATGGCTCATGCCAAGACATATGAGGGAAGAGTGAACGCAGGTGCTGGTAAGAATAACCTTGGTTATGCTGACATCCAGAATCTTATGGCAAACCGTGACAGACTCATAAAAGGTTATGGTGATGGATCACCACAACAAATCAAGAAGTTTGTTCAATCTGTCAGATCAAATAAAGTCTCTGATGAGTTTGTTGATGCTTCATTTGACGTTCTTCCAGAAGCATTTAAGAAGTCTCTGACTGGTAAAGGTCAGGTTACTAACGATAAATATGTTTCGGATGACAAGGCACATAAGGACATCCACTATCTTGGTAAGAACGAAGATGGTAGTGTGAAGAGAGGATCAGCAAGTAATAAAGACAGAGCTAAGTTGATGTGGAGGATCTACCTGGAACAGGGTGGTCGTGACGCATATACAGGTCTCCCATTGGACCTACAAGCCATGGACCTTGAACACGTCCGTGGTTTTAACAACAAAGATGGTGGCGCGCCGGGTAAAGAACAGTGGGAACAGAGAGAAAATGATGACAACATGACTCTCATCAACTCAAACATCAACCAGAAGAAGGTTGATCTCTCGATGAAAGACTTCTTCGAGAGAGAAGTTGATCCCCACAAGGATAAGTCTGAAGAGGACTTTGGTGGAATTGAAAAACTGTTTGAGAAACAGAATCAGATTGGAACAGTTGGTGAACAATTGGCAAAAACCCTTCTGGGTGAGGGTGGTAAGGGACTTGGTAACGAAGTGACCAGAGAACTCTTGACAGAACACTTCGGTGCTGATGACACCAGATACACTGAACTCAGAGACGAGTTTAGAAAGGTCGCAACTGAAGACAAAGATAAGAAGAAAGCTGCAGGAATGAAATCCAAATTGGGTAAGACACTCCTTAAAGCAACTGGATTGTCTCGTGGTATCACTGACCCATCAGGCAGAAGAACAGTGGCACTTCAAGAAAATGTTTATCGTGGATTCCTCCAGTCAATGGCTGGAGCAAAACCAGCAGATCGATCCAAGTATATGGATGGATGGGCTGAGGCAATCAAGGCTGGTAACGAAGAGAGAAGTCCAAAGGCAGTCAATCGTAAGTTGGTTGAACTGGGTCTGATTGATGAGGATATCTTGAACGATAAGAAGGCTGGACGAGTGTTCAAGGAGGAACTGGAAGAGTTGACAAAACCATCAGGACGCGATATAATTGAAAGACTAAAGAGGTCCCTTAGAGACTTTTGATTTTTAATGTCCAAACTTTCTGAATCAATTGATGATGCTTACTTCACTTGTCCAGAGGATGTTGAGTTTGTTCATGACAAGCTGAGGGAGTTTGATTGGCTGGGTGGAAGCATTCTAGAACCTTGTGCTGGTGCTGGTCGTCTGGTCAAGGGACTTGAGAACGTTCAGATGTGGGACCTCAATCAATATGATGTCCCTCTCAATCGTGTGGGTAGTTTTCTTGACCAACCCGCAAATGAGAGATTTGATCTTGTTCTAACTAATCCTCCTTTTGGGTGGTTGGGTCATCTTGCCGGAGACATCTTCAACAAGGCAACTCAGTTCGCTGATCGGATTGCAATCATTCTTCCTCAATGTTATAGGAAGGTTCAGAGAATTGATAAGATCAATGAGATGTGGCACCCTGTTGGTGACTTCGATCTTCCAAATCAAGAGTACATTCTCCCTGATGGTCAACGTAAGTTTGTAAGAACTTGCTTCCAGATGTGGGAGAAACGTGATTACAAACGCAAAAAGTTTGGAAACACATCTTACCATGAGTTCTTCCGTCAAGTTCCCAAAGATCAGGCAGAATATTATCTCAGAACACAAGGATCCTCAGCTGGAAGGATTCTTGAAGGTCTCAAGTATCCTGATGGTCGTGAGTACAACTCCAACTCAGGTCGATGGATGGCTGGGGGTAAGGAAACCATCCTTAAATATGATTGGACCAAGGTTGCAAGATTTGCATCTGGTGCCCAATCCATTGGTCTCCATGACATTGCTTGGGGGCTTCGATCTCCTAACACTGAAGAATACCTAAACCATGGTATAATGTATGATCTAATTAACGGTGTTTACGATCAACAACCTGAAAACAACCTCATGAAATACTTCTGATAATGACACTCGAAATCAACAAAACCCATTTGATGTCTAACATTGATGGATGTGAACAGATGGACCCAGAGTCTGTCAATCTGGTCGTCACTTCTCCACCTTATGATAACCTGAGAGAGTACAATGACTCCTCTACCTGGAACTTTGATGTGTTCAAGCAGGTTGCTGATGGACTCATTCGTGTTCTGAAACCAGGTGGTGTCATTGCATGGAATGTTGCTGATGCCATCGTTGAACTTCACAAGAAGCAAGGAACTTCAAGGACTGGTTCTTCGTTCCGTCAGTGTCTTTACTTCCAAGAACAGGGACTGAACTTCCATGACCTGATCATTTACGAGAAACCAGCTGCTCGTTTCTCTGCTTCTGCCACTGGTCTTCGTTACTCTGATGTGTTTGAGTATGTCTTCATCATGACGAAGGGGAAACCAGACCACATGCAAGTGATTGCGGATAAGAAGAACAAAGGGTTCGGAACAACCTTCACCAAAGATGGTGGACGAAACAAGGATGGAACCCGTAACCGTGACGCAGAGAAGACACAGATTGCTGTGAAGGAGTTCGGTGTTCGTCACAACATCTGGAGAATCAACAACTCATGTGGAGCTCATGGGATGCCTAAGGAGGCTTACGAACATCCAGCTCTGATGCCACAGGAACTGGCAGATGACCTGATCCGTTCTTACTCTCGTGAAGGTGACCTGGTGTTGGATCCGTTCATGGGTTCCGGAACAACAGCAAGAATGGCTTTCAAGAACAATCGTGATTACATTGGGTTTGAGATTGACCCCACTTACCATGAGTTGTGTGTCAATCTCAACGCTTCGGAATGTAACTCCGTGTTTGACAAACTCTAAAACATCTGTTAGTATAAAACTCCATTACACATCACCCATGCAATTCGCCAAACAAATTGACCACGTCGAAGAGATCGAACTTTGTAAGAAGGCACAACAAGGAGGCGATGATGGTGAGAGGGCTAAGAGTGTGGTGGTGAATGCCAACCTTGGTTTGGTTGCTCACATCGCAAAGAAGAATTATTACAAGAACGATCAATATTCCTTTGACGATCTCTTCCAAGAAGGAGTGTTTGGTCTCGTTCGTGCAATCGAAAAGTTCGATCCAACAGAAGGTTGTCGGTTCTCAACTTATTCTTATTACTGGATCTATGCTTTCATCAGCAGGTTCAAGAATAACAACAGGGGAAGCATCCGTCTTCCTCTTCATGTCACTGACAAGATGAGGACTCTTGAGAAGAAGGACAAGGTTGCCTTTGAGGAATACAAGTCCAAGATTCCTGTGGCAGTCTCTCTGAATAAGATGATTAGTGACTCTACTTCCATCTTGGACTTGGTGTCTGATGAAGATGACACAAACATTCTCGACAGAATTGACACTGAAATTCTGATGGAACAGATCAAAGAACTTCTTTCTGAGAAAGAGTTTGATGTTCTTTGTAATCGTTATGGTCTTGAGGGACGAGAACAGAAGACTCATCGTGAATGTGCCAAGATTTATGGAGTCTCTCACACAGCAGTTTATCTGATTGAGAAGAAGGCTTTTGAGAAAATTAGGAAAACATTTGCCACTAAATAATAAAAACACTGAGTGTAAGTGTAGAAAGTGATGAAAAGTTTTCTGAATTTCTTCTCCGAAGCAAGGGTCACCCGTGCTGCTCAAGAAGCGAAGAGGAAGGGTCTGACTTATCAGGATGGTTATTGGGTAGACAGATCTGGTAAGAGGGTCGCAAGAACAGAGAATGGGGAGCTCAAGATTCTCTCAGCGAGAGAGGCTGCACAGGAGGAGGAACCCACCCAAGAGAGAAAACCAGAAGCTGAAGGTGAGGTTCAACAGCAGCGTCCTGGTGGAGAGGTTGATCAACCCAAAGAGAAGAGAAAAGGGAAAGATATGACCATTGTGTTTGGGAGATTTAACCCTCCCACAATTGGACACAAGTTGGTTCTTGATAAGGCTTCATCTCTCCCTGGAGACTATGTGGTTTATCCTTCGAGATCGAATGATCCTCAGAAGAATCCTCTTGAACCCGCTGAGAAGACGGAAATCATGAAGAAGATGTTCCCTCAGCATTCTGACTCCATTGTCAATGATGAAAGCATCAGAACAATCTTTGATGCTCTTAAAGTTGCAGATGAAGAGGGTTACACAAGTGTAAATATCGTTGTTGGTTCTGACAGGATCTCCGAGTTTGATTCATTGGCTCAGAAGTATAACGGAGAGATGTATAACTTCGAAGAGATCAACACGATCTCTGCTGGTGAAAGAGATGAAGAAGAGGCTGGTGTTGGTGGAATGTCAGCATCTAAGATGAGAAAGGCTGCAGCTGAAGATGACTTTGAGTCTTTCAGGCAAGGAACTCCAGAAGAGATGGAGGACAAAGATGTTAGGTCTTTGATGAATCTTCTGAGAAAGAGAATGAATGTTACAGAAGGTTGGAACTTGTGGGAGATTGCTCCTAAGTTTGATTGGAAAAACCTTCGTGAGAATTATGTAACTGGTAAGATTTTTAATCTGGATCAGATTGTGGAGAGTCTGAAGACAGGTTTGATTGGAAAGGTAATCAGAAGAGGAACTAATTATCTGATCTGTGTGACAGAAGAGGATGTTATGTTCAAGTCTTGGATTCGTGATCTTAAAGAGTACACTGAAGTCAAGATGGATCGTAAGATGAGAACAAAGGATAAGCCAAACACTCTTGAGGGAACTGGTGGTTACTTTAAGAACGCAGCTGCAATCACTCCTGGGTTTGAAAAGGGTGATAATACTAACCTTCAACCAGGTGGTAAGCCTTACAAAGGTTATCAGAAGCAAACAGTCAAGGAATTCATAAATAAGTTTAGGAAAAAGTAAGATCTAAATTCAATCATGAATAACCCTCTTAATGAGATTTCCAAAGTGTATCTTGAACAGGTACTTTCGGAAGAAGAGACTGTTGCTGAAAGTGTTTTTCAAGAACTCCTGGAAGAAGGATTTGAAGAGTCCGATCTCAGAGAGGCCATTGATGGTGTCTTGACAGAGGTTTCCAGTAGTTATTATGATTCGGCTGTCAAAGCTTCTAAGAAGAAATCAAACGAACTCAAGAGAAAGGAGTTCATGAGTAAGGTGAGAAGTCGTCTCGCTAATGCTCAAGTCGCTGCTTATAATAAAGGAAGAGAACTCAAGCAGAAAGCTGGTGATACAATCAATAAAGCAAAACAGAGTGCAGCCAGTAAAGTTTTTCAGGCGAAGAAAGCTCCTGAGAAAGTGAAGAAGGGACTGAAGGGATTCATCAAGAAGCAAGCAGAGAAAGTTGTTGACCGTATGAGTGAAGAGACTGAAGTTCAAGAGGCTGCAACACAAATGTCTCCTGCAGAAGTTGCTCTACAAAAGAAGAAAGCAACTCTTGATCAACAAATTGCTATGAAAAGAAAGCAGGCTTTGGCCAAGATTGAGAAGCAACCTGAGCAAGGTGCCATCGGACCCCTTAAAAAAACGATCAAGGATATCACTGGCATAGATTTTGGTTCTGGTCAAGATAGAATGTCAGAAGATTATTCTGACTGGAGAAGTGATCTGATTGAAGTCAGTGGTTACTCTTATGCCAAAACAACTGGTGCTGTTCCAACCAAACCCAAGAAGAGTGAGGAGTTAGATCAGGAAATTACAGTCAAGAATGTCAAGAATAAGGTTGTAATCAATCCAAACATGAGAGAGGAGTTCGCCTCAATGGGTGCGGAAGTCCTTGAAGTTTCTGAGATTGATGAAAAGATCAACATGAGAACGGCAGATGTTGGAGAAGTTGTCAAAGATTTCTACAAGTCTGATGCTCCCCAGTTCAAGGGTAAGTCAAAAGAGAAGAGACGCCAAATGGCGATCGCTGCTAAACTTGAAGCTGAAGATCAGAATGAGGAATTCACTCTTGAAGATGTGATTGAGTTTCTTGTCACTGAGGGATATGTTTGGGATCGTGCTGGTGCCGAGAAGATGCTTGAGGAAGCTTCTGAAACGGAAATGGAACTGATTTTCGAAACATTCATCAACGAAGCCAAAACGGACAAGGAAGGTAACGATAAGTTTGATCGTTACAAGCGAATGGTCCGACACAAGCAGGATAAGTACGGAGTTTCTACGTTGAAGCAACGTCTTAAGCATGGTGGTGTTGACTACAACATTGATAATGAAAAGAAGGCAAAAGCCATGGGTGAAGCACTGAGTGTAGATGATCAGATGAAAATCTCTCGTGAGGCAGCAAAGAAGAGAAATCCTAACCCTGATCACAAGGCAATTCGTGCCAAGATGATGCAGAAACCTCTCCCTAAGGACACAAGAACAGATGCTCAGAAGATGACTGACGCAACTGGTCCTCGCCCTGGTTCAAACTACAGAGGTGACTGATGAAAAAATGTAAACCTGGACAATACTATTGTTACACCGACAAGAAGTGTAAACCAATTCCTAGGGGATTCAAGGTAGTTGGTCCTGCTGGTTATCTTCGCAAAGAAAATGGTCACTCTGTTGACGATGAACCAAAAAATGGTAATGGCAACGGAAATGGAAATGGTAACGGCAACGGAAATGGTAATGGAAATGGAAATGGGAACGGTGGAAATGGTGGAAATGGTAATGGTGGTGGTATGAGCGAGGAATCAAATCCTCGTATTCCTAGAAAGAAGGGACAACCTGCAAATTCTAAGAAACACTCTGATCTTTATACTGATGAGAATCCAAAAGGAACCATTCATGGTTTAGGGTTCAAAGATGTTGAGACTGCCAAATCAAGTGTCTCTAAGATTAAAAAGTCAAGTCGTTCTCATGCTCACAAAATTCAGGCAGCAGTTGCCATGGAACAAAGAGCAAGAGAGATGGGTAAGACCTCTGAAGCAGCGGTTTATAGAGCGTTTATTAATGTGATGAAGAAAAAGACCAAGAAAATGAACGAGGGTTGGTCTGACAAATACAAAAAATCAATTGATTGTAACAATCCAAAGGGATTTTCTCAGAGGGCACATTGCCAAGGAAAGAAAAAGACCTTTAAAGAGTTTATGGGTGATTGATAAATAACTAAAGATATTGGGTAACTATCATGTGGGCACTTTTTCTTCCATTTGCACGCTCGGTCGCTCTTCACCTCGTTGATTCACCGAAAATCAAACTCTTGGTTGTAGAACTTCTCGAAGCACTGGTCGCACGCACCGATAATAAACTCGATGACCTCGCTGTCGCTCAGGTACGCAAAGCCCTGATCGAAGAAGAGGCATGATGATTGTGGGGACATCTCATGTGTCCTCATTTTTATAAATATTCATTAGCACAGAAATTCTACTAAGGGCAAAGACATGGCACTTTGGGGCAATAACGACAATGTGACTTCCACCGGAACAGTCTCATTGAACTATGATACTGGTGTAGTTACTGGTTCCGGAACCACATTTGTAACCGATCTGACAGAGGGTCAGGTAATTCGTTTCGGTACAAGAGACAACGTTTATTTCGGTGATGCCGTAATTACTGGTATTACTAGTGCTACTCTTCTTACCATTGGTAGTACCGCTGGTCTGAGTGGAGCAGCAATCGCATCCACAGACTTCTCGGTGAGTGAACTTCCTAAGTCTTCGGTTCTGGATCATACCTTCAGTGAAGTCAACAGCGACTTCGACAAGTACATGTACGCTGTAGCTGCTGAGGAAGTTTCTGATTCTGCTGGTGGTCAATTTGAAACCGGCGCTGGTTGGGTTGGTGTTACCACTTACATGGACACCCACGGAAACCTCAGAGTGAAGAAGGAAGTTATGGTTGCGATGTCTGGAATCACAACTGGAAATACTCCTCTCTATCCTCCTGCTTGATATGTAAATGTTTTTCACTGAATTGAATGAGGAGAACTTTCTCCTCTTTGCTATTAAAAATTATGAGAACCCTCAGGCAGTAACTAAAGAGGACTTCGAAAAGGATTTAAACCATTTCAAGTACATCAAAAGGTTACTGAAGAGATATAAAAACAATGGTGAGTTGAGATCTCACTTGTTGATTAATCACTTTATTGTTCTTTATAATATCTTTGGTGAGGCAACTACACCAATGCTTTTTTATAAACTTGAGAATAATCTCTGGCCTGTCATTAAGACATTCGTTGTCTTTCTCGATAGACTTCCTGAATACCCTCACACATACATCCATGAAATTGAAATGGATGAACAATGTCTAAAAGAACTGGAGAGCATTACTGATGGAAAAGTCAAAGATTGACAAGGTCATCAATGCATTTAGAAATGCAATGTATCAAGAGTTCAGTGTTGAGGATAGTGTCAACGAGGAAGGAATGGTAGCAAACCCTCCTGGGGGGAGTGGTGGATTCAGTGGGTCGTCTCCTGCTTCTGGACCTACGGCTGGTTTTGATCCTGTCATGAAAATTGATGGGAGAAGAAAGTACGTCAAAAGGTACATGGAAAAACTTATCAAGGACAGAGAGAAGAGAGCAGAAAGAAAAAGGAAGAAGCAAGCGTCTAAATTCAACCCGTTCTTCACAAGCAATGGAAGAGAATGATGTCCCGGTAAGAATAGCTGTATCAGAACAAAGGATCAAAGATCTCAATGTTGTGGTGGTTAGGGTAAACACTGCAATTGAAAAACTAAGTGAGGTAAATACATCAGTTAGCAGAATGCTTGCCCTTCATGAAGAGCGTATATCGAAACAAGAAGAGATTGACTCTATATTATTTGCAAAGATTGACCAACTCCGCGATAAAACTGACGAGCATCATAACAATCTCTTGCAAAGAGTTTATCAGTTAGAGCGAAAGGTTTGGACAGCCTTTGGTGTTGCAGTTACTATTGCATTCTTTGTTTCAAATTACGCAGACTTTTTTAGTAAGTTCACTCCCAACGACTTGACCACGTCTTATAACTCAGTTATCATTGAGAAGACGAGCCGTGACATCTGATGGATTATATTGATGTTAAATACATCAACCTTCTTTCTCCAAGACTTGAGAGGTTCAAGAAGGTAAAACCAAATCTCTATAATTGCAGATGTCCCCTTTGTGGAGATTCCAAAAGGAACAAGACAAAGGCAAGGGGTTACTTCTATCAAATCAAGAATAACACAAACTACAAGTGTCACAACTGTGGAGTTAACATCTCTCTCAGCAACATGTTGAAAGAGGTGGACCCTGTCATGCAAAAAGAGTATGTTTTTGAGAAATTCAAAGAGACAGGTACGGGTTCTTCAACTAAGACTAAGAGACCTGAGGATATCCTTTCTCAATTGAAGTCATCTAAACCTCAATTTAAAAAGAAGGTAATGGTAGAAGAGTTCAAGGATTTGAAAAACGCATTCAAGGTTGATGTGTCTCGTCATTACCTTGAGTCAAGAGCAATCAACTCTGGTGAGTTTTACTTTGTTGAAAATTTCAAGGAGTTCATCAACACCCTCAAGCCAGGAACATTTGATGACACTAAATTTGGTGAACCGAGAATTGTGATTCCTCTTGTTAGGAATGACAAACTAATCGGGGTTCAGGGGAGAGCTGTCTCTTCTAATCCTGTTAAATACTTAACCATCATGTTCGACGAAGATGCACCAAAAATCTATGGGCTTGATAAAGTTGATCGAAAGCTTCCCGTCTTTGTCGTCGAAGGACCGTTCGACAGCACTTTCCTCCCTAATAGTGTGGCTCTGTGTGGTAGTGATGGTGAAGTTGGTGATCTTGAGGGAAGCGATATCGTTTTTGTTTACGACAATGAGCCTCGTAACAAAGAAATTGTTAGAAGAATCGGAGACACAATTGAGGGAGGAGGAAAGGTCGTCATCTGGCCACCCAACGTAACCCAGAAAGACATCAATGACATGGTCCTCTCTGGACACAATGTGGTTGAAGTTGTGAACCAGAACATTTATCAAGGACTTCAAGCAAAACTTAAATTTACAAATTGGAAAAGAGTATGAGCAACGGTACAAAGGTTAAGAAGAGAGATGGAAGGATTGAGTCTCTCGATCTCGATAAGATGCACCTCATGGTTCAGGAAGCATGTGAGGGATTGGCTGGAGTTTCTGCATCCCAGGTTGAGATGACATCTGGAATTCAGTTTTATGATGGGATTACCACTTCAGAAATTCAGGAGATTTTGATCAAGAGTGCCAGTGACCTGATTGATTTGGAAAGTCCAAACTATCAGTTTGTTGCTGCTCGTCTTCTTCTCTTCTCTGTCCGTAAACAACTTTATGGACGCAGAAGTCAACTTCCTAATCTGATCGATCACATCACTGATCTGGCTTACAGGGATCTTTATGATAAGGACATCTTCAATTATTACTCAAAGGAAGAGATTGAGAAGGTTGGTGGTTGGGTGGATCATCAAAGAGACCTCATGTTCACTTATGCTGGATTGAGACAGGTTGTTGATAAGTATCTAGTTCAGGACAGAAGCACTGGAGATGTCTACGAAACTCCACAGTTCATGTACATCATGATTGCATTGACCATCTTTAAGAATTATCCTAAAGAAACAAGACTTTCTTACGTCAGAAGGTACTACGATGCCATCTCAAAGCACAAAATCAACATCCCCACACCAATCATGGCGGGTGTCAGAACTCCCTTACGTCAGTTTGCGTCTTGTGTTCTGGTTGATGTTGATGACACCCTGGACAGTATTTTTAGTTCTGATATGGCCATTGGCCGTTATGTCGCACAGAGGGCTGGTATCGGTATCAATGCTGGGCGGATTCGTGGCATCAACGCTAAGATCAGGGGTGGAGAAGTACAGCACACTGGCGTTGTTCCTTTCCTTAAAAAGTTTGAATCAACTGTACGATGCTGTACACAAAATGGCATCCGAGGTGGATCCGCGACAGTCCACTTCCCCATCTGGCACCAAGAGATCGAAGACATCATCGTTCTGAAGAACAACAAGGGGACAGAAGACAACCGTGTGAGGAAGTTGGATTACTCCATTCAGTTGTCAAAGATTTTCTACGAAAGGTTCATCAACGATGGCGAAATCACACTCTTCTCACCTCACGACGTTCCAGGTCTTTATGATGCTTTTGGTACTGATCGATTTGACGATCTATATGTGGCTTATGAACGAGATGAGTCTGTTCCAAGAAAGACTATTGGGGCTCAAGAACTCATTCTGGATCTCCTGAAGGAGAGGGCAGAGACTGGTCGTCTGTATCTGATGAACATCGACCACTGTAACAGTCACTCCTCCTTCAAGGATAAGGTGGAGATGTCTAACCTGTGTCAGGAAATCACTCTTCCCACCTATCCTCTTCAACACATTGATGATGAGTTTGGTGAGATTGCCCTGTGTATCCTTTCCGCAATCAACGTTGGTAAGGTTCACTCTGACAAGGAACTGGAAGACCTCTGTGACCTCGCTGTGAGGGCTCTGGAGGAACTCATTGATCATCAGAACTATCCAATCAAGGCAGCTGAGATTGCCACTAAGGCTCGCCGATCACTTGGAGTTGGGTTTATTGGTCTGGCTCACTATTTGGCTAAATTAGGTTATGATTATGATTCCCAGGAAGCATGGGATGCCGTTCATTCTTTGAGTGAGTCTTTTCAATACTTCCTTTTGAAGTCGTCCAATGAAATTGCCAAAGAAAAGGGACACTGTGAGTACTTTGGTAGAACTAAGTACGCTGATGGGATCCTTCCTATCGACACCTACAAGAAGGATGTTGATGAGATCTGTTCACAGCCTCTCCAACACGATTGGGAATCGCTTAGAAAGTCGATTCTGGCTCACGGATTACGACACTCAACATTGTCTGCTCAGATGCCATCTGAAAGCTCGTCCGTTGTGTCAAACGCAACAAATGGAATCGAGCCACCTAGAGACTATCTGTCCGTTAAGAAGAGTAAGAAAGGACCCCTTAAGCAGGTTGTACCGTCTTACTCAACTCTTAAAAACCATTACACACTTCTCTGGGACATGAAGAATAATAATGGTTATGTGAATGTGGTGGCAGTGATGCAGAAGTTCTTTGATCAGGCGATCAGTGGAAACTGGTCTTACAATCCAGAGAACTATCCTGATAATGAGGTTCCTGTTTCTGTTATGGCACAGGACTTCCTTAACACTTATAAGTATGGTTGGAAGACCTCTTATTACCAAAACACATATGACAATAAGACAGATGAAGTGAAAGAAGAACCAGAGAATTCTAAATTAGACGACATCTTAAACGAACTAACTAACTCAGAGGAGGAAGCTTGTGAAAGCTGTTCAATTTAAAGTTTCACCAGAGATGATGAACAAAAGTATGACAGAAGTGAAGAGATTGACTGTATTCAATACAGAGCAAGTTGATTCCAAGAAACAACCAATGTTTTTTGGTAAACCGTTGGGAGTTCAAAGATACGATTCTTATAAGTATCCAGTCTTTGAAAAGTTGACAACACAACAACTTGGTTATTTCTGGAGACCTGAGGAGATCTCCCTTCAGAAGGACAGAGGTGATTACCTCACCTTGAGACCAGAACAGAAACACATTTACACTTCCAACCTGAAGTATCAGATCATGTTGGACTCTGTTCAAGGAAGAGCTCCTGGAATGGCTTTTGCTCCTTACTGTTCTCTCCCTGAACTTGAGTCTTGCATGAAGGTGTGGGAGTTCATGGAGATGGTCCACTCTCGTTCTTACACTCACATCATCAAGAACATCTATTCTGACCCCTCAGAGGTGTTTGACACCATCCTGAAGGACGATCGGATTCTTGAAAGGGCAAAGACAGTCACTGAGTCTTATGATGACTTTGTCAACAGTGCCCATGTGTATGACCAGAATAACTTCTGGGAACTTGCCAACGAAGGTCATGATCTTGGTAAGATTGAGAGGAAGGAACTGAAGCGTAAACTTTATAGAGCAGTTGCAAATGTCAACATCCTGGAAGGAATACGGTTTTATGTTTCTTTTGCTTG